CGTTAGAAACTATAGATGGGAGCGCAGCCCCAGACAGCGCTGTATCCGTCCATGTCAACGGTGTACCGGCTATGATTCAAGAGCCGTTGTTCACAAACACTTTCAAATTAGGTAGATTCACGGCGTATGTGTCACCTGATGTTGATATACCAAATATTCCCGTTGAATTAAATCCAAACATTTCACTTGGAAATTACGCAAAACAACGCGACCTGAACACGGATGTGGAGTGGCAGGACGTACAGCCCCCGGGTAGGTTGTTCCCTGAAAGCAAGTACTTGGAAACAAAGGGTCAAGGGTTCAGTTCTGGATCTCTTCTCGCGTTACAGGCGGTGGGACCTCAAGAAAAGTACCTCCTGACGGACGACATGACCAAGTCACAGTGGAATCCTGCATACAAGCATTATTCCAACTTCGTGATGTTTCAGAAGGTGTACCCTTTCCCACCACCGAGCCCGTCTTATCAAGGTCAGACGGTTCTGATTGAGCTCCGGCCAACCGAAATGGGACACCTACTATCAAACATGTATCTCTCAGTGACTTTGCCACCACTCGCGGGTTCCAACAACTACACAAACAATGTTGGACGCGCTCTAATAAAACAAGTTGACTTTTTGGTGAATGAGACGATCGTTGAAACGCTATACGACGACTGGTACGTCATTCGCGATCAGATGTTTTTGGATGCCGACGAGCAACTCGGGTTACAAACGGCCATAAACGTCTCTAACGCGCAAGTTGGAGGGACGCTCACGATTCCCTTGGAGTTTTTCTTTTGCCGACGGTACTCGCATAATAGCAAAGGCCGTGAGCGCCTCCGCAAACCTTATTTCCCGTTGTGCGCCATGTGGAATCAGCGTCTTTATCTCAGATTTACTTTTCACCCCAACACGTGGTGGGCGAGTCTACCACCAAACACATCCGTGGACATGTACCCACCAGGAACAACCTTATGGCCATCAATCGTTACAGAAGAAATTTTACTTGACAATGCTGAAAAGGTGTACTATCAACACACACCCCTCAGATATATAGTGAACCGTGTTCAGAAAGAGTCTTCACTATTTTTTAATAGCGCAAATCCTATTCTGCAATTGACAGCCAACTACCCCGTCCAAGTCATTGCATGGTTTTTTAGAAACAAAAATTACGAGACCGTGACGAGTGGAAAATATTACAATTCGCGTTACAGCTATGGCTACACGACGCAATATATACAAACGGGTATAGAGCTCCAATTTCCATCTGGAAATTCAAACTACGTGGACGTGATCAATAACGCCAAGATCACACTCAATAACGTTGATATTCTGAGTACGTTCCAGGGTTCTTTGTACTACTCATTCAAACAGCCTATGGAGCATAGTCTTTCAATTCCATCAAAAAATATCTACATGTATTCTTTTGGGTTGACACCGAAAGAATACAACCAGGGGGGTTATCTTAATTTTTCAAAATTAAATTCACAAACAACAACGCTTCAGATTAACTTCAATCAGGCTTATACTAGTCAAATTATTACTGGATACAACTTGTACCTGTTTTATTATGGATACACTCTTCTGCAGTTTCAGGGAGGCTTTGCTTCTCTTCCATTCCTCTGAGGACCTTGATAATTCCGTTGGAAATTGCCCATCTCAGGAAGTTGAGCTGGGCGCATGTGGTTGTCAACCCTTGGAACTCTATCCGCTCTGTTCTGCAAAACGGATCAAAAAGCTTTTTACTGTAACCGTCAAGACTTGACTTGTAAGCCACGTGTACAGTAAACACCTTACCACTCGGGGCCGTGAACGTCACGTGGTTATTCTTGGAGTAGTTTGTGACAAACCACTCCAGTTTGCGAAGGGACGGACCCTTGCCACTGCCAATTATGTTGTGAAGTTGTTCACGATTATCAGGAACCTCAAAAAATTTCGTCAGACTCGTGAGAAGTAGATCCGACTTGGACATTACTTAATTTAGTTTCAAAATCTCTAAGCCCCGATTCACTCCCAAGGAGCTTTTTCCGCAGTCACCGGGTCTTGGTTTTGAACTTGAGGTTTTGACTGAGGAGCTTGACATTGATGAAATCCACAATAGCCGTTCTCTTTCGGCGTTTTGAGACAGCGCTGCTTGCTTCTGAGAATTCCTCTACAAAAATTACATTCAACATTCAATGTATCTTTGATGAGGCGCTCAATCGGGATGTCGTACAGACGCGAGACGACGTCTAAAATGGCGCGCGTCTTGAGGCTTGTGCGCCTCTCCACCTCCTCCTCTATGAGTTGAAGTATTTGTTGCTGCAAAGCAGCCATACCTACTCTAAAGGCGCAGCTTTTATGCCACCAGCAAACCGCGACAGGAACGCCTTGCGCGCCTTGAGCTCTTCCGTGCACTCCGTATTGGCCATGAACTTTTTGTCAAAAATGACATCGGCGCTCACAAGAGGTTCTAGGAGGTCCTGAACTGGTTTCTTGAACTGATTCGTGAAGTAGTACTGGTAGTCAATAGGGACGTTCTTGTCGCGCACCCATGTGGGATCCTCAGCCTTTTCAAACATTCGGCCGTCACCCTTCACGATGACAAACGGCACGCGGTCACCTTGCTGCGGCTCCGAACCAGGTGCGCGCGCCTTGATTTTGTTCCTTACAGCAACGTGAGGCATTGATACATCCAAAGAGTTTAGAACTTCTTCAGATATCTTGCATCCATGTTTATGTTGATTGGGTTGGTTAAGTTTACTTTGAACTATGTTATTTTTACAACCAGGACAAGAAACTTTGTAATCAGACGCGAGCTGCTTACTCATCAAGAGTGACTCAATGGGCACTTGCCCGTGCATGAGCTTCTTTGCAGCGGCCCGCGCCTCTTCAATAACAGGCGTCGGGTCACTTGACTCCAAAATCATTCCCAAGAGCTTTTTGAGCGTTTCTCGCACAAACGGACAGCTGTCGCGTCTGACCACCTGCAGACCCTTGACGTCAATCTTTTTGAAGCTCACCGTGACAGTCCCATCGGGACTGGTCTTCCCCTCGTACATCTTCGCTGCATACCGCTTTTTGCTGTACAGGAAATAAGGGCAATAAACCTTCTCAAGTTCCAGATCGTTCGGCGCTTTGAAGAGTTTCGTACACTGCTCGGCAGCCTCCTCACCGAGCTTCCACGAGTAATCTATCGCATCTTGACCTTTGCGGCCTTGTACATCAAACTCCACCATCACCGAGTCAGTGTCACCATACCGCACCTTGGCGCCAGGAAAGTTGGCCTCAACGTAATTCTTCGTCTCCTCAATCATCTGTCGTCCTCGCATTGTAACAGTGGATGCGATGGCGACGCACGGAAGCATGCCCTTAGAAGCCCCAGTAAACCCATAAATTGAGTTCATACTAATTTTATAGGCCAACTGTTGACCGTTGTAAATCGCCTCCATCGGCGTCCCTTCGTGCTGGGCCATGAGCTTCTTGGCCTTTTTACGGAACGCCTTGAGGTCCATGAGGATGGTTGGTAGGAGCGAAACCACGCCCTGTGCGAAACGATGCGGCCCGTACTGCTCATACTCAACGCCTGGAAGGTTGTCGTACTTGGGATCCATCACGAGTGTTGAGTAACACAAGTTGTGTGCACACATGATGCTCGGATACAGACTCGCAAAGTCAAGTGCCGTGATGGGACCGTAGTAGGCGCCCGTTTGCGCGTCCAGAACCGTCGCACCCTGGTAACCGTCCGCGTCACCCGCAGCCGTTGGTGGTTGTTTAAACGTTGGAATGATGAAGTTGAGCTCGCGAGCCTTCTTGGCCATCTGCGAAAACACCTTGATTTGCTGCCCCCGCTCACTCAAAAAAGCCAGGGGGACCCAACACGCCTTGGCCATCTCCACGACATTCTGGATCTGACACAGCTTCTCCATGAGGGCGTGTGGTAGCTCCGTGTCCTTGATACAGTACGCAGCCACCTCCCCGAGGAGTTTTGGGTCGCCACCCGCGAAACGCGAAAAAATCTCTTTGACGGGCATGTCGTTTTTCTGATCTTTCAGAAAGTGCTTGGACACGTTGTTCAGCGAGTAACTCTCAAGCTTGTGCTCACGCTTCACATCCTGGAACAGGTCAAACACGTAACGGCCCTTCATAGGCGTCATCTTGAGGAGGTTGTTGCCGAGCGCGCTTGAGCTCAGGTTCTTTTCAGTCACCTTTTCAATCGGCGAATCCTTCACGCGACCCCAGATGGTGCTCGCGCCGGTGAGCGCAGCCCTAAAGTGGAGAAACTCCAAGTCAAACCCAAAGATGTTCCAACCAGTCAAGATATCTGGGTCTGTTTTTATGAGATACTTCTGAAAAGCGTCTAGGAGCTCCTTTTCAGTCTTGAAGGACTCTATGTCATCACCCACAGTCTCTTTGAGGCACAGACACTTCCTGTCAATGAAGCCGGGTTGACCAAACGCCTTGGTCGTCATACCAATCTGAAACACGACATCATGAGGGTTGCGCGGGTCGGGGAAAGCACCGGTGCTAGAGTAACACTCAATGTCAAAGGACATGATCTTCAAGGGCGCAATGTCATCGCGTGCTAGAGGTGTGATGAAGCGCCAGTTTGGGGCCCACAGGTTCACGTCACACGTCGTATCCGCATCAGGCTCACACAGTCCGGGGTTGATCCACCCTGTAGACGTGCAGCCCGACACGTGCATGAAACGGAGTACCGGATCAATATTTGACTCGTACACGCGGCACCCTGCAAGTTCGGGCCACTTGAAGTTTTCAATGGACCACGCGAGTCCGCGTAGAGCACGATGTGACTTGAAAGTCACCTGAATAAAATCAGACAGTGTTTCATTTTGAAACCCCCAAAGATCCTTGGCGCGCTTCACCTCAGCCTTTGAACACTTGGTCTTTACAAACTCCAAGATTTCCTTGGTCAATTTGCGTGGTTTGATGTAGAAAAACGGTTGGAACGGGGTCCCCAAACACACCGAGCGGCCATCTTCAGCCCGACCAAAAATCCTGATAGTAAATTGGTCGTCCTGGTCTTGTCCCTCCCAAGCGATTGCTTGGAAAGGGACCATCTTGTAAATTTAAGGGTTTAGTTTTCTAACTGCGTCTAAATACCTGTGGAGCCGAAACCACCCGCACCGCGCTCGGTGATGAGCCCCGTGTTCTCTGTCGGCACCTCAACAACCTCAGCCACCGTAAAGTTCTCCAGAATGAGCTGCGCGATGCGGTATCCGGGGCGGATCACGAACGGCTGTACGTCCAGATTCTGCAGAACCACCTTGACCTCACCTGTATAGTCTGGATCAATCACACCCGCCAGAGTGTCCAGACCGTGCTTCACGGCGAGTCCAGAGCGTGGCGCAATACGTCCATAAGTTCCTGGCGGGAGCTGAACTGTAATTCCGGTTGCGACAACGACGCGCCGGCCTGGTAGAATAACGTAGCTGTCAGTGCTGAATAGGTCGTAGCCAGCAGAACCCGTGGTTGCGCGAACTGGCAGAGTTGCAAAAGGACTAATCTTTGTAACATTGAGAGCGGCCATTATGACATTTCCACGTTGGTAAGCTTTATATAGAGAAACTGAGTGTATTAATAGTAGATGGCATTCAAGTCTCTGCTTCTGGATATTGACGGCGTTCTAGTCCGTGACAAACTTCTGCTAGCGCACGTCAAAGACAATTGCGTTACGTATGTCCGTTCAAAATTGCCAGAATCAAAGAATCCAATTGAAACCAACCGGCTCTTGTACCTTTCCCATGGGCACACGGCGCGTGGTCTAACGTCCGCATTCGGAATTGACACGAGTGATTTCAACGCCAAGGTGTACGACAAGAGTCTCATGGACCACCTCGCCGAGGTCATTTATGCAACGGAATTTCAACAAGAGGCCAAGGATATTCATGATCTCGTCAAAAACGACTGGATCGTAACCTTGTTTACAAACGCACCCATTGAATGGGCCGGTCCTGTTGCTCGCGCGATCGGTGATGACGTGTTTATTTCATGTGCCGGCTCTAATGTAATGACACACCCCATCAAACCGGAAGTCGGTGCCTATATAAATTTCCCAAAACATCATACACACATCTACGTTGATGATTCTCTCAAGAATTTGGGAACCGCCCGATGGCTCCCAAACTGGCACCCTGTGTATTTCAACGAGGGCCCCAAGGAGGAGCGCCTATGGTGTCCTCAGATCGGATCCATTTGGGAGCTGTGCCTGTACATCAATACGGTTGATCAAATGATAAAAGATAATCACAACGTGTAAAAAATGTAATATAAGACTAGATGAGCTGTGCAAGACCAGAGCAGTTGTATGTGATCCTTCCGTACTTTAATTTTTGTGGATTCAAACAACGCCAAGAACTTTTCATAGAATTCGTCAAGCGGTACAGTCGGGACGTGAAACTTGTGGTTGTAGAGGCGATGGGTCCCGCCCCCCTAGGGCGCCTACCCGTTTTCAAACACATCAAGTTCAACTCTGATAGCAAAGTATGGCTCAAAGAAAATTTGATTAATTTAGGAGTAAAAACCCTTCGGCAGAACTGGAAGTACATGGCATGGATTGATGCC